CCGGGACATCATCCGGGACATCATCCGGGACATCGTCAATCACAGGTTCAGCCGTCCTGGCATCATCCGGGACATCATCCGGGACATCATCCGGGACATCGTCAATCACAGGTTCATGCGGCCTGGCATCATTAACCAGCCACGGGGCCTCAACCCAGCCATCGCGCAATGCCATGCGCAACTCTTCCTCATCTGTAAACAACCTCCCCTGCGGCGCTTCTACACTGTATAATATTGTTCTCATAGCTCACTCCTAAGTCCTGTCATAAGTTGTAGGATATAATCATAATCAACATTTTTAATACGAGGAACAAACATTCCTGTCCTGGCAATACTGGTTTCTTTATCAAGTATCAGGTCATGGGTATCGCAATATTCGTATATTTCTGTTCCTTTTATTGGCAAAAACCAAAAGGGAGAGGGATACTCTGCCTTGCTTTTATCTATCATTCTAGCTGTTGCCAGTGATTCTTCCCTGGTTTCGGTAGGTAAACCGTACATATAAGTTGCAAAAACCTTAATGTTGTTAGCATGGCATATTTCAGCCGCTTTCAGGTTTTGCTCAACGGTTGTTCCCTTTTTTATCATATTCAATAACCGTTGTGACCCTGATTCAAAGCCTATTATAAACCAATCCAGACCTATTTCGGCCAGGCGGGAGATCATCTCAGGGCGCCGGCAAATAATATCAGCACGGCTGCATGCGGCTATTGTCGCGTTTATTCCCGATTTTTCGTAGGCATCCGCAAACTCATAGATCCATTTTTCATTGATTGTGAATGTATCATCCCAGAAGGTTATGGCCTTGTAATTATATTCCGACTGCAGGTATATCAGCTCTGCAATAACATCATCGACCGGTCTCATTCTGTATGGTTTTCCGAATACAGCGTTTTCCGCGGGCTGACAATATGTGCAGTGATACGGACATCCGCGACCGGCCAGCATGGTTACTGCCGGAGTCTGCTGATCAGGGGTATAACTGCACGTTAATTCCCGCTTATAATCAAACAAATCCCTGTCTGCCCATGATACATGCGCCAGATCCGGCTTTTTACCCTGTATTCTTTTGGGTAGATTTTCAATATCGTTTAAAAGCTCAGGAAATGTAACTTCGCCCTCACCGGTTACCATGGTATCTATCACGTCAAAATTGTACTCATCAGGAAAAATAGAGGGGTGTATTCCGCCTACAATTATTTTTGCGGCAGGCACATGGGTTTTTATCTCAAACACCGCTTTTAACGCCGAATAATAATCCACTGGCGCCACTGATAAACCATATACATCAGCAGGATTTTCAGTAATAATATGGTCAAAATCATCCCAGCCGGCCAGCTGACGCAGATCTATCAGATCCACGTAATGCCCGGCATCCTGCGCGGCGGATCCAACCAGGGCAGCACCGTGTCCGATCCAGGAGCCTTCTCTGTCTCCAGGTAATCTGTCAGGATTAAACCCTGCTACACCAACAGCGCAATATACCATGGTTACTTTCATTCATCAGCCTCCACATCCCTGCAGCTCATCAGATGTTTATGGAAATTGCCTTTCCATTCCTTAATACCGATATGTCCCATATCAATATCCGGCTCACACCATATAGTCCCGCCCATTTCTTTGTATCTGGCCTGAAAATAAATATCCTCACCAATCCGGCCTCCGGATTTGCCTCCGCGCTGGCACAGTTTAATGTGTGATATAAGATCTTCTTTACTCATGGCCAGAAGCTCCTCTTCGCTTTTTCTAACAAAACCGTCTATTTCAATATTGCATCTGAAGGCCTCGAGTATAGTTTCATTGGTTTCAGGAGCAATATAGCTGTCAAGGTTGGGGCGGGTCCGCTCAAACGCCTGTTTGCTGTATATAATAAAACCGCCTGGCACTATAACCATGTCCAGCAGTCTCATGTTATTAACTTCACGGCCCAGCAAAAAACCGTTTTCATCCTGTTTTGGAAATCCGCCGTAAAAATCCCAGTTATTTTTACACGGATACAATCCTGCAACCACTTCATATCCGGTCATTGCCGCTTTCAGTAATCTGGCAAAACCTTCAACATTCCATGTTTCGTCAGAATCGATAATCATCAAATGCGTAAAATCAGACTTTAAAAAACCGTGAACCAGGGCATTTTTGGCCCTGTCCACATACGAATCTCCATTAACCTGCTCATAAGTGTACTGTATGCCAAGCTCATCAAGCACCCTCATTGCGTCCACCAGGCAGGGTATTTGAGGCGAAAAAGATTTGCATTCATAGAACGCCTGACCGATAAACAGTTTAAACTTATCATTGCTCATAGCTTATTGTCCTTAATGCAGGTTGCGGATTAAAAACCCGCAACCTGCCGAGTATATAATTATAGTTCTTACGCCTTCAAGCCAAGCGTCACCAAAGCAGCCCGGATCTCATTAACCAGAGACACAATGGCGTTTGCCTGCGTAGACGTGGAAAATCCCCACTTTGTTGTCGTGGTAGATATCGCCGCTGTAGTTTCCACAGCAGAAGCCGAAAAGTCTGTCCTTGCTGCCGGGGTAGCTCCATAAAAAGCTATCGGCTCTGAAGAGCTGTAACCCATACATACGCCGTCAGGGCCTCTGTCTCCAAGATATTGAACTCCCATATTTATAAATCCTCCGTATTTCGATTATTCGGTTGTCAGTTCGAGCTGCCAGGCCTCAACTGTAACCATTTCAACAGTTACAGTATCTCCCGCGTTTCCGCTGGCCAGAACAGCCTTTAATTCGCCGCCTGCGGTGCAGTCAACCGTACCGGCTGCGTAATCAACTTCGCAGTCCGTAGTGTTGCTGTCCAGGGTCCCCATTACCCTCTGATTCTTTGCATCAACAAAAATAACCATGAACTCTGCCGACCAATCAACGGCCGAAGCGTCGTCACTGGTCAGGGTAATCAGGTTGGTCCCCGCAAGATGCAGATCCAGGGTAAAGGCGGCGTTTGCACCTGTTTTGGTGCCTGCCATTTTAATCCGGTACGCGGTACCGGCCAGGGGCTTGGCCGGTACATCAATCGAACTGCCTACAACATCCTTATCAGCATTAACTGTGCTGGTCTGCGTGCAGCTCTGGCTGATTATACCCGGTACGGATTTGAATCTTTCGTCAAGGTTAGACATATTTTAACCTCCTTTATCCGGCGATACGGCAACCCATAAAAGGATTGATAACTTTTTTACCGTACAGAATATCAAACCTGATATAGCTCACATAGTTGATGATATCTCCGCCGATTGCCACGGTAATGGTAAAACCGTCCGCGCTCTGGTTATAGGTTTTCAGTTCTGAAGGCGCCTCAACCGGGACCATAAACAGCGCCAGGGCGTGCCTGTGAAATGCCAGATTAACCTTGTGCTGCAGGCTGGCAGATCCGGCAATGGTAATTGCCGCGTTATCTGCAGGCAAAGCATCCACAGTCTGGTACGGCAGATATTTCTCATCCGCGGCCGCGCTGTAAATGTTATATGGCGCCATACCCGGCGTGCACGATATCGCCTGTTCGGTTCCCGCTGCGGCTACATCCGCTTCAGCCACAAACTGACGCAGCCTGCCAGTGCTGTTACCGTTTAACGGGTTAACACCATATACGCTTCCTACGGTGAAAATATCGCCCTGTGTAAGCGTATTCGCCCATGCGCCGTTCTGGTCTATGGTTATTGTGGTGTCACCTTCGCTGGCCGCCCCGTCAACCAGGTTTGTGGTAAGTCCTGCGGCGGTTCCGCATGTATGTGTTGCCACATTCTGCGACTCATACATATTGAACCCGTGAATATTGCCGAACCCGCCCTGTTCAATGGCCTTTTTCGCCATTTCAGTGGCATTTACCCCTTTGAGCTGATCAGCAATCTTCAGTGTTGCCCAGGGATCAAGAAAACAGTGCCTATCTGTCTTGGGCACGCCGTGATCTGTTAGCACCGCGCTGGCCTCGCCAATGGTGTATGTGTTGCCGGGAGTGCTGCCTGGTGTTCCCACCTGATTGGGAATGCCGTTGTACATGCCCAGTATCGTTGTGGCAATATGGTCCTCAAATGCATCAACCACAGGGTCAATAAACCTGGCCGCGAACTCATCAATGTTCAGAGTCATTTCAGTACCGGAAAGCTTGTACGCCACATGCTTTCTCTGGTCTACAACCAGGGATACATCCTCCTCGCGCACATCGACAACGTCAATGGCCTCTCCGTCTTTTACACGCGTGTAAATCGGCGCCTTGGCTGTTATGGTTGAACCCTTTTTCCAGCCGTTTGATCTTTCCATCCATTCCTTTTCATAACCGCGAAAAACTTTGTTTTGAACTCCCTTGCGGTTCTTAAACCGCATCAAAGTCTCTTTGGCTATGACTGATGGATTCAATAAGGTATTACTCATAATTTAAATCCTCCTATAATGTGCCCCCATTGGCCCGCCATGCCTCATATTCCTCATAGGTCATATCTTCAGGCTTTTTGGCAAGGGGAGTACTCCCCTCTGCCGGTCGAGTACTTTCAGGGGCTTTTGTTTTTGATTTTTGCGGAAGATTCGTTGCAAACTTAACTTCCAGTTTAGCAATCTCTTTCGCTGCCTGTACTGTGGGAAGTGATAATATCCTGGTTGCCTCGGCGGGGTTCTGACCAAAATAATAACCAAAATCAACAAGATGGTCAGTGCCGCTTAACAGCTCGATCATTTTACCGTTAGGGTCATGCGGAATGTATGCCTTTTCAAAAAATTGCGGGTCCTTTGCAATAGCTTTGGTAATCTGATCATCCCACTTCCTTTCCGTTTCTGCTTGTTGCCTGCTTATAATTTCCTGCTGCTGTTTACTTTGAAACTCTTTCAGTCTGCTTTCCGCTTTGTAATCCGCCAGGGCCTCCACATATTCATCATATGATTCAAAATCTTCCGGCGCGGGCTTTTTAGCACTTTCCGTATGTGTGGTCGCCGTCTGCTGGGGGGTAATTGTACCCTTCTGCAGTGCAGCCAGTTCCCGCTCTGTGTGTTTTAAACTGCCGTAAATAGGTTTAAAACGAGTCTCATAATCCACAACACGGCCATTTTCTATTGCGTCAGCTATAATCTTTTCACGAAGCTCATCGCTAATCTCAATTGCCGGGGCAGGTGGAGTGTTTTCCTGTGTTTCCTGATTAACAATCTCATTCTCCTGCCCCATTTCTGCTGTTTGCTCGTCTACCATTGCTTTTCTCCTTAAAATATTTGCTTTATTGCCAAAAATCGCTTTATCTATACGGACAGGGTTAAATCCTGCCCAATACCGCCATCACCCGTAGGGGCGGGCCTTGTGTCCGCCCGCTATTTACGCCAGTTCGATAATCAGCATATGTCCTGCATTCAGGGTGCAGTCCGAAAAATCGATAAAGATCTTCATATACTGCCCCTGTTCACCAAAATATTTAATAACAGATTCAGCAGCCACACCACTACCCAGCCTGGCTATTACCGCCGATGTTGCTGATCCGTTGGTAATTTCAATCTTGTCATTGGCGTTTCCCGGCACAAATTCTATAGACCTTACCTTCACCTCTTCAGGAATAGAAAAAATGTCTGCATGGGCCACATCCGCGGCAATTTCGGTTACATTGATAAAGTTCTTGGTTTTTAAAACAGTCGCCATAATTTATTCTCCTTGTTTTTTATATCCCTGGTTCGAGAGGCACTTTCTGCCCTGCCATGGCCGAAGGGACATTATTCTGCGCCGGTGCGTTCATCTCCATTCTATGCCTCAATTCCTCCACAAACGATGCAACCTCCTTCATCTGCTGGCCCCGCTCTGCGGCTTCCGCGTGCATGAGCTTGCTTATCGCCTCGATCTTTGCCTCAAACCCCTTTCTCATCTCTTCAATGCCCTCAAGCTCCAATTTTTTCTGTGCAAGCATCTGATCAGGAGATGGGCCATTGCCCTGTGTCATTGCCTGCTGTATCTTTTGAGCAATCACGTCTGAATTGGGCATGTCCAGGGTCTTGACAAATGTCTCCAGCAATACCGCTCCAATGTTGGCAGGCATGCTTTTTATAATCTCACCCAGCACGGTTGCCAGTTCCTCGCGCTGTGTGGCATAGCTTGGGCCAATAGTAACCACGGCATCATATTTTCCGATGTTCATGTCGTGAATATATCCGGATGCGCCGGGCTGAAGACCTTCAAACCCCTGTACAATATTTGCTGTTGGCCGTGCGTTAATTGGTACAGTTCTTTCCTGCCCGTCGTCACCTACAATGCGTATAATCCGTTCTGTGTCATATACATATGGAATGAGATCAATAAGAACTTTCATGGAATATACAAGCGCCGCGCCGAAATTATCCGTAAACGTGAAACTGCCTGTACTGCCCTGGCGCTGACGCGCAAATATGGCCCGGCCGGATTTCTCAGGGCCTGAATCACCTAATGAGGCCTGATAAATACCCATGGCCGCCATAATATCATGGCTCATACGCTGAAGCTCGCTTGCCATTGCAACCGACATCTGAGGCGGCGCTTCCCGTTTGGGACTAACGCCGGGCATCTGGGTGTCCGGCTTATATGGCAGGTACGGGAAATTCTTGTTATTGGCATTGTCCCATATATGCTCATAGCCGTCTATCATGCCGGCTGTAACCTGATAGGGCGCCTTGGGCTGCAATGCCACCTGTTCAGTCAGGGCGCTGGACCAGTAGTTATACATCTCCTGCGGTGTTTTGGCATGACGCACCATGCCGCGTTTTTTACTGTGACCTTTAATAAAAAGCTCTTTGCCGGTCTCTATAATTATTGGAAAATACTTACTAGGCCAGTCAAAGGGGCCTGCAAGCACCTTATTATTGGTCATCTTGCACCATTTTACGCGCGGTCGTGATGCTTTTTTCTTTTTTAATACTATATCCGTTTCAAGCAGGCCCTTTTCATCAACAGTCATCTCGCTGGCTATGCCGTCGGTATAGCGACTTACCCTGTAAAATGTCTCCTCGCCCGTTTCCTTGTACCAGTATTCGACAACCCTTATCTCATTTTTTGTGCGCCATCCATCTGCCTCTTTCAGATTATCGGCCCAATTCTCAATGGGGGCATCTGGATAATTTTTTTCATATTTTTCCTTTGTCATCTGTTCTGTAATAAACATAAAATCAGCATCGCTCTTATCAAGTTTTTTGCAGTTTGGGTCCACGATAATAGATAAGGGGTTAGTCACCCTGTTTATTACAATATCCCTCTGAAACGGATCTTCCTCGCAATCCACAATATCAATGCGCCAGGCGCCACGGCCGCAATACAATGTTGAGGAATGAGAAGTATTATACGCATTTCGACCGTCCGAATTCCATTCGATAAACCTTATAATGCCGCTTATAATCTCCGCAGTCTTAGGATCAGCGGCAGAATCAACACCACGAATTTTAAAAGAAGGTTTTAACTGCCTGAATTCGCCTTCCACCTGGTCGATCTTTTCAGGTATCTTATTCAGGCTCAGGCATGGCCTGGGCGGATTATCCTGTTCACGGGCCTGTTTAACCTTGGAATCCCACTGGCAATTATTCTCATTATGGGCAAATTCCAGGTCCTTTTGTGCCAGCTCGATCTCTGATTTATCAGCATCGAAACCCTCTTTATATTGCGACAGGGCCTGCTCTATTATGGCCTGCTCGGCCTTCTCGCTTAGTTTTTTGCTCTCTCTATCTGTCACTATCAATTCCTCATCCCGCCATCCAGCCAACGGCTGCTGTATTGGTCCTTAATATGGGAGACCCTCCCGGCATTAAATTTGATTTATTTTTTACAGGCGGCGTAACTCCCATTTTTGGCTCCTGAATTCTGCTTATACAGTCAAACATGTCATCATGCAGGCAGTAAGGCGCCGGGTAATACTCCTCATCAATAAAGGTTTTGATCATATCAATAGCCTTGCCTTCCATACCCGGCGTGTCACAGTATTTGGGAGTATAAAAATACCTTCTTGGCAGCCTGAAGCGGCCGCGCTCAAAAAAGGGCACCATGTTCATGATTCGGTCCCATTTACCTGTCTTTCCGCCCAGTTCCTGAATTGTAAAATAGATACCCTCCTTTTCCTGCTGTTTTTCCAGATAAAAAATATCCGAGTCTTTGCCGTATTTTTCGTATCCAACAGGCTGCTGGACAATATAACCTTCCTTGCTCAGATCAATATACATGTCGCGCAGGGCAATCCATCTTTCGTGTAGATTTAACTTGTCGCGTATCAGGCGCATTAAAAAATAGTTGTCAAATGGATCAACGCCTATCGCGGCCATGGTAGTATAATCGCTTCGTTTACGCTTTTCGTTGGCAGGGTCACATAGCATATACACATTCAGCCTGGCCGGCAGCTCATCATAATGTTTCAGCCAATCTATCTGGAATTTCTGGTCCCCACCTGCAATGGGATTGAGCAGCTGCTGACATGAGAATATGTAAGACCCCTGTTCATTCAATAACTGACTTAATCTTTTAGGGCTCAAAAATACGGGCTCACCCGTGGGAGTACTGTCAACAGTGGCAGGTTTGATTCTTACTTTATATCCACTTCGCTTTTTCAATACCGTATATAAATCCGCAAAATGATAATGCGTTCCGGCCAGCCTCATTCTGCCACCGTCTGTCCCCAGCGAATGTGACAGCTCGTAGGCATCCGCAACTTTTTTAATCATTTCGGGAGTGGTAACACCTTCCTTTGTTACCAGGTCATCGTATATACGTATCGTGAAATGCTTACTTGTCGGCTGACCGTCAATGATGCCCCATGCCTCAATCGATGCTTCCTTGGGGTGAGTTTTTCTTTTTACATATAACCCGTCATCCTCGGACCATTTAGGGGCCTGGCTTTTGGGCAGTGAATAAAATATATCAGGAAACCATCTTTTAACCGGCACATTGTCTTCCAGTGTCATTTTAATCTGACGCAAAAATCCTTTGGCGATCGGGCGGGTATGAGAAAAAAAAGCTATGCGTTCCTCCGGGTTTTGTATCAGTTCCTGTATGGGCAGACCGTATGTAATGATAGTGCTCTTGTAATGCTCACGCGCCCACAGATCTAGTGTATTATCATGATCATCTTCAACTTCGCGTATCGAGCGAATGAGAAAATGTTTATCATTACCCTTGGGTTCCTGGTTGATGTCTTCGCGATTTAAACCGAATAACAGCAGGAAAAACAGGTCATTTTTGCACATCTCACGATATGCAGGAATTTCTCGCACTCTGCCTGCTGAATTGGCTATTGTTCGAAAAAAATCAACATAATCGTGCTTATATGGCGCACCTGGTATTGGTATAAAGTTTACCATCATTTACCATTGATACTGTCAAGTTTTGTTTCTATCCTGGCCAATGTTGATTGTATGTGACCATATCTCTCTTCCAGCCGTATTACGCGTTTTTCGATTTCTTGCACGCTGTCAATAGTGCCGTATTTCAACGCATTGGATTCCTGAGCACTCCACACCTTTAGGCCCAGACACGTAACGGGGATAATAATTACGGCAAATAAAAAAATAACAAGTGCCAGCGGGGGTTTTTTAATGTAGGATTTCAGATTTGTATCATCAACTTTATACTCCATATCTTTTACCAGCCCGCCACGGCCATCATTACCATACAAGGTTTTAGTGTGCCCATTAACCAGTATTTCGAGATCATTGATTTCCAATCTTATCCCCTGTTTTGGTCTCTTCCGATTTGCTTCGCGCCTTATTTAATGCCAGGGTGCCTACTCCGATAAGCAGCGCAACCCCGGCTCCGGTCAATTCATCACTGTCCAGCAGCCAGGTTCCCAGGGCTATTAAACCGATACCAAAAACAGCGGCTGTAGCCATAAAAACCAGTCTTTCACCGTGTGCGTCAAAAAATCTGGTTTTCCAATTCATAATTTAACTCCTTGCTATTGCTGCATTCGCCCACATAACGGCGGTTTCAAGATATGTAAAGGCAACAGACTTTTCACGACTGTCAGGGCACTCAGCATCAATCAATTGTGCAAGGTCTTTTCCTTTGGCTCGAATAGCCTCATATTTTTGAGTTTGACCTTTTTTTGGCTCGTGATACTTATAAATATTATTCAGATCCATAATCACTACCTTTCAAAATATGATTCAGGGTCTTTCATCATATCATCCAATGCCTCTATTTCTTCGAGAGTAGGATCATCCTTGCGGGCCAGCTCTTCAATAATTCGTCTTGCGGCAGGCACACCGTACTGCTTGATTATCTGTATTGCACCGCCAATAAATGTCATCATTGCAGGATCTATCATTTTGTGCCTCCTTTTACGCTTGATTGTATATATACTCGCATTACCGCCCTTGCAGAATGTATTGCCTGCAGCGCTATATCGAGCGATTCCTCAGCAGAGTTAAAATAATCTCTATCACCTGCCAGCTGGGCCTTTCTGTACTCATGGAGGGCGGTTTGTGCTGCCCTAACCGCAGTCTGATACCTGCGTGCATAATTAATGATCTCTTTTTTCTGAGCATCACTTATCTTGCCTGCCTTGTACTGATCCCCCGCATAACTGAGTGCAGCGTCATACACCTCTGCTGCTGTGTATATTACGTCATACGCCTTGCCGGCTGTGGAATGAGCACACGCAAACAACATCATGACCAGTAAAAATATAGTGAAAATTATACTTACAGATCTTGGCTTCATGGTTTTTCTCCTTATGTTAAGTAGCCATCAATTACGCGCCAGAAAAAAAAATCCGGGTCAACTTCCTCAACCTGCACGTGTATATGAGGAGTAACACCGGAATCAGGGTATCTTTGTGAAATATCCTGGGCCACGCCAATAGGCATGCCTATTTTGTAAATTTTACCTATTGTCTCAGGATACGGCTCAAAATAAAAAATCTTTATTGTCATTCTTTTACAGCTGATAACAGCCCCGGAATACGGACCATTGGCGTATGGTCTGGCAACTCTTACAATCTGGCCGGTGAAAGGCATAAAGATAGCCTGGCCAGGGATACATTGGTAATCAACACCTTTGTGCGTGTATATAATCTCTTCGCCATTGGCATTTGTTCGCCTTCGTTTTGCGCCGAAATGCCCTTGGCCGCCCGCGTCATTTCTGATCCCCATGCCTGTGGGTGACATATACTCCCCCTGAATCGATCTAATCATCATTAACCGCCTTATCCTCCAGATCTGTTCTGAACTGTGACAGATCCACCGGGCTGTCTGCATCCAGATCATCTGGGCCAACGCCTACACCTACAAAACGCATTTTGGTCTGGACAATGGCATGGATATCTCTTGCAGCAGTACGCCGGTCATTAAAGCTCATATTTGATGCCTCAATAACAGACCCGTCTTTTTCTTTTAATGTGACTTTTGCGCGAAATACATTGAGGTGAAATGCTGTGATTTCATCCAATAGTTTTAGATCCGCGGGTATGGATTCAGTCATGTAATCATCAACAATAGTTTGGGCGGTCTTGGCGCGTAATTTACGGTCTTTTTTAATCCATCGGGAAATGGTGGGCTGAGAAATAGAGTCTTTACCGGACAGGTCTTCAGCATTAAGCTTGTTCGCAATTTGCTCATCGCTCAACCCTTGTACCTTGAGGGTGCGGATACGATCTTCCAGGTGATAGGTTTTTATAATGTTCTTGGCAGCCATTCAATAAAAATCCTTAAAAAGTCATTTTAAAGTCTCCTAAGTCACAAAACATAAAAAACACTGTGTTATAATGACTGAATATTAACACAGTGTTTTTTATAAATACCCGCCGCAGACGCTCACAAACGCTCACAGACGCAGACGGACAAAATACCCCTCAAAAAAGATGTTGACAGGGTTTTTCAGATATGCATTTGAAGTGATTTACAACCTGGTTATATTTGAGTTTACTCCTTCTCTACTCTGTTTAGTGGGGGATAGTAATTCCATGAGCTCATAGATTGACTTAACATCTTCCCACGGCAACACTGCCATAACGCCATGATTTATGGCGAATAGCCTGCCGCAATCCTGACACTGAATAAGTTGCGATTGATCGCTCAGTTTTCGAACAACAATGACATTATTATGCCAAAAATGATACGGGCTGAATGGCATTGAACACTTGATTTTTTGGATAATCTTCTTGAGCATATTTCCTCTCTAATATTTGGTTCAGTAGCTTAACGCTGGTTTGCACATTCCAGACAAGATGGGAGCTTGTCGGCCTTGAGTGCGGCGGTTTGCCGTCGCCTGCACTGACTGGTTATCTTCTTTTCGCAATAAATTGCTCATCAATATCAGGTTCAATAATTATGCAATCAACCGACTTGCCAAAAAAACCATATGTGTCTTTTTTGGCTGCTTTCGCTTCCACAATATTCCCACATGGATTGACACAGCATCGCAGAAATATTTCTGTATCACCTGGGATATTTTTAATTTGTTCTTTTAATTCTGAAGCTTTCATATATCCTCCGAAGATAATATACGGCATGAGTTGCGCCGCCTTAAAGATCATTATTTGCAAGAGCTTCCCGGCGTCAACTCAATGCCTGGGTTATGCTAAATCCACCTTCGCTCGCTCAAGAATTCTCGGAACTTCCATCGTACGAGGATCGTCCCCTCTGTCCAGTGTTACACAGGCATTGGCATACATCCACCCAATAGCCTCAGCCCGTACTCCTTCAATATAATGCTCCAGCCTTGTGAAGGCTGTGCTGGTTGGATAGATCCCATGCTTGTCCTGGCTATCTAACATTTCGCTTATAATCCTACAAATTTCTGTTCGGTCTTTATTCATTTTAAATCCTTTCTGCCGCAAAGCATTAAAAATTATTATCTTATTCTTTCCACCAATTTCGTACACCTTGAGCCCAGGCGTACGCATACCACAGGCTCAATAAAAACATACCCCACTGCCCTGCCCGGAACGTAACCCACAACCAGAATGGCTGCCCACATAAACCGATTACGAATCCCCAGCGCCGCCAACTTTCCTTCCTTCCAACAAACCAGATAGCGGAAGCGCTGAAGACAAAAATAATAACCTGCAAAACATTTTCCATTATAACCTTACCTCTAATTCCGGTTTATGCTCTTTCTGAAAATCCTCACATACCTTTTCCATATATCTTTTACGTTTGTTTTGAGATTTTTCCGCATCTTCCAACGTAAAGCTTGCCCTTTCTATTTCGCGGGCAATAATTTGATCTGCAAACAGAGGGGCTTTTTTCATCGTGCGTCTTTTCATATTATTTATTCTCTGTTTTTTAACCTGTTCAGGAGATTTAAACTTTGGCATCACCGGTGTAAATCTCACGCAAAACGTCTTCCCATCCCCTGGAACCTTATCTGCTAATATCGCTAATTGCATTTCCGGATCATGGTCATTACCAAAACGAGACGCTCCCCAACAAATCAGAGATGTATCACTGCCCCACGTTGACCTTATTTCATATATCCGCGTCATAAGCTTTTTATCTGCCTGAATGGCCCGGATTCCCCAATCTTTGTAATTATTGCTTTCATTTCATTCTTTCCTTACCCTGGCCATTCAGGTATCAGGTCGTGGATCTCCTGGGCCTGTTGTTTCAGTTCCGCCGCACTCGCCGTCGCACTCGTCGCCCACTCCGCACTCGCCGCCGCCCACTCCGCACTCGCCGTCGCACTCGTCGCCCACGCCGCACTCGCCGTCGCACTCGTCGCCCACGCCGCACTCGCCGCCGCCCACGCCGCCCACTCCGCCAACTCCGCACTCGCCGCCGCACTCGCCGCCGCACTCGTCACCATCGCCGCCGCACTCGCCGCCGATCTATCCTCGCCCGATAACCATCTCGTCGCCCATGCCTTGAACTCAGGGGCATTATATACAGATAACACCCTATTGATAGCGCGGGTGACGATCTTTCCTGTTATCAAGTCATATTTATCTGCTATAAGCTCCGGGGCCGTGACTCTCTTTAACTGCCACAGCAGCCAGTCACCCCGATCACAAGCCTTATACCACTCTGCCTGCGATACATATTCCTTTCTTTTCTCTAATGCGTCATGGCATGATCCCCATTTAATTCCTTGTTCGTACGCCGTCATCATTTTGGGTTCCTTTCTATTTTGAATGTTTTTCAATATATTTGAAACACCTTGGGCAATGCAGGTGATTATCTATTACCTTCCAACGTTCTGGCAATTTCCACCAGCCTTTCCCCATATATTTCGCTATACAGCTATGCAATTCACCATCGGATTCAGGCAGAAAAAAGTTTTGGCAAATAGGCCCCTCACAATAGAACTCTTGAATTTTAGGACCTGCTATAATATCTGTCTTGATTTACACTACCAATTTCATCATATTCCTTTGGAAGCCTGATTTGTAAAACACCATCTCGCTTAGGATTATACAGTTCACCATGTGCTAATATTATATCCATAACCTTGGTGGTCAGCCTGACATCTTCCAGACAATAATCCACAACCGATCCAAATTCTTTTTTTTGCCATAAAACTGGTGCAAGCGCTCCATTACCTTATTTTTGTATACCGGTAAAATTAGCCTTCAAAGTATCATTCAGGCCATAGCCAAGATGACTGGGATATTCAAAATCAGGATCTAATCCATCAGAAATCCATATTTCTCGCAATATATCATAACATTGGTTGTCATCAATTCTAATATTATTTGCCCTGAAAAGGTTATTATCGAATGCGATACTGTTGAATCCGACAAAGGGGGCATTTCTGCAATCAGCAAATATATCTTGCAGCTCGTCAAAATTATCCTGCATAAAGACCCTATAGCGATCGGTAAGATAGTCGTAACCGCACACAACAGATATTCCCATATTTTCAAAATCATGCCAGCCAGCGCAATATTCAATTCCGTATAGACGTGCTTCATTTTTATTCTGTATTGCTCTTATTATTTCTGCATCATACACAAACATTATTTTTCCTCCATTTTGTAATTTTTTATAAAATCAATCATCTGCTCAACTGAACACGCCCAGGTGCCTTCTATTAATTTTATGGGAGACATTTGCAACTTAGTTAATTTGTAAAAAAAATTTTTACTTATTCCAAATCTTTCACAAATTTTATCTCTCTTAAAAATTATCTGATCCATCGCTACCCCCTTTTTTTATATTGTTTAGTTCAATTAATGTTCCATCAAATAATCGTAACAATCATCCCACGCAGTTTGATACCTGTACGTAGTGATATCACCATTTAATAGAACCTGCATATGCTTAGGCAAAGAGAAAAAACAATCACGACAGAATGACAGGCGTGCCCCTTTATCTCCGCCACAGACAGCACAGGTGCTATCCATGTAATTATCAATGTAAAACTGACGATCTCTTTCCATATCCACTCTCCTTTTGAATAAAAAAAAATTTTTAGAGCGCCGAAAAATTAAACGCATTCAGGTTTACAAGGGATATACTACTTGACCCCGGGCCGCCGAACAAAAGGACCCAGCCCCCCCTAGTCAACAGAATCGCGCACAGATGAGAGTAGACCATAACCAGCGATGTCCTGCCAGGGAGACTCACCCATAGCATCCCGATCAGTAGCAATACGAAACAGCTTGTCAATCACGCGCACAACAGACAAAACATCATCATACTGATCAACAGATATGCCGTCGGGATACAGAACCCGAAGCACCGCGCCGGATCTTCCAAAGCTGTCACCATAAGCAGCTTGTTTACGGTCCACCAGAGCACCCAACTTGCCTCCGGCTTGCTCATATTTACCTATCATGTCCTTGCCAAGCTCATCAGATCCTGCGAAGCCACCAGGCTCATCAGACCCTGCACAGCCTGATTTAACATTATGTCCCTGGGGACCATCGATAGCAGTATCAATAGTACCGTATACTGAACATTCCTGGAGCTTCAAATCTGGATCAATCGCACGCACACTAAACGGATTCATATTTTGCCTTTTCTCATCTTCACGATTTCCCATAATTTACCTCACTTTAATAAATAATAGATTAATACTAATTTTCTCTCAAACTATGCTTAATATAACTTAATATTTCATACTCATTGGTTTACATAATGATTCTTGTCGGAACCAACGTAAATAATTAATTAAATATTTCAACGACTTGTAATGCATTATATTTATCAATTCTACTCACCGTATTTTTACTAATATTTACTATGTTTAATTTATCTATTTCCATTCTATTAAACCAATTTTAATAGTGTTTTCATTTTGTGATTCATTCAATATATTATTACCCAAT